GTGGGTTAACACTTTTCTAGGTGAGACCTGGGAAGAGCAAGGCGACCGGGTTGATGATATTGACTTGATGGAGCGCCGAGAAGATTGGGGTGATGAGCTTCCGGCAGATGTTCTTATTATGACTGCTGGCATTGACGTTCAGGATGATCGCTTGGAGGTTGAGGTCGTTGGTTGGGGCAGAGGTGAGGAAAGCTGGTCGATTTCTTACGATACGCTTTATGGAGACCCTTCAACATCTGAGCTTTGGATTAGGTTAGATAGCTTGCTGCAAAAGACGTTTACGCATCCCTTGCATGGTGAAATGGTGATCCGTTCCTCCTGCATTGACTCTGGCGGTCATTATACACAGCAGGTTTACAATTATGCGCGGCAAAGGTCCGGCAGGAGGGTATTTGCGATAAAAGGCATCGGCGGTGAGGGGAAGCCTATCATTGGTCGGCCTACCAAGAATAACATAGGAAAGATAAACCTTTTCCCAGTGGGTACTGACACTGCCAAGGAATTAGTGTATGCTCGCCTGAAGATGACGGATGAGGGTGATGGTTACTGCCACTTTCCAGAAGATCGAAATGCGGAATATTTTCGTATGTTGACTGCTGAGAAGAAGATCACCAAGTATTTCAAGGGTCGCCCAAAACGCGAGTGGGTTAAGATTAGGCAAAGGAACGAAGCATTGGATTGCAGAGTTTACGCTACCGCCGCACTGGCCGTATTGAACCTGAATATTGAAGCAGTTTACAAGCAGGCACAAAATAGGGTATTATCCGAACAAACTCAACGTCCGTCTAGGGGTCCAGTAGTACCTAGACGCAGTTCTTTTGTGCATGGGTACAGGTAATGGCTAATCTTTTTGACTCCGCTAATGCACCAGAGGGCGAACCTCTCGAAATTGTTGTCGGTGACTTTCTTCAATGGAAGCGCAGTGATCTTGTCGCTGACTACCCTTCTGCAACGCATAGTGTCGAATATGTGGCAAGGGTAACCCAAGGCGGAAGCAGCGAAATAAAGCTGCCTGGAGTTGGTAGCGCAGATTATTATCTATTCACTGTTGATAGCTCCACATCGGCTGATTTTGAAGCTGGCTTCTACCATTGGCAGCTTGAGGTCACTGAGACCTCTAGTGGTAATCGCATTGTTGTGCAGCGCGGTGAGTTCAAGGCTGTAGTTGACCTTGACGTAAACGGCACCGACCCTCGGACGCATTCGGAGGTCATGCTGGACAAGATCGAAACTATACTCGAAGGCAAAGCTGACAGTGATGTTTCTAATTATAGCATTGCTGGTCGATCTCTAACCAAGATGACTTTTGATGAGCTGATGGTCGCGCGCGACAGGTATCGTCAAGAGGTCTTAGCTTATCGCAGGAAGCTAAGGATAGAGAGCGGTAAAGCCAGCGGAACAACTGTAAAGGTTAGATTTAGCTAATGGGCATTTTGGACATCTTCAATCGGTCTAAAAAGCCGAAAAGTCGCAGAAACTATGCAGCCGCCAGCAAAGGGCGGCTTTTCGCTGACTTCAACGCAAGTAATCGAAGTGCTGATAGTGAAATCTACCCAGTATTGCGCGATTTGCGCAATCGGTCGCGCGACTTGGAGAGAAACAACGAATATATGCGCCGTTATTTGCAGTTGCTGCGCACGAATGTGGTCGGAGAGGGTGGTATTCGACTACAGATGAAGGCTCGCAATCCAGATGGCGGCATGGACATCGGCGGTAACAACATCGTTGAGTCTGCTTGGAATGAGTTCTGCCGTTACGGTGGTCCGACCGTTGATGGGCAGATGTCGATGGTTGACTTGCTGAACCATGTGATTACTGGCGTTGCCAGGGACGGCGAAGTATTCTTGATGAAGGTTCGCGCAAACTATTTGCGTCAGGGGTATGCTTTGCAGCTCATAGAGCCTGATATGATTGATGAAAGCCACAATGAGCGGGTCCGTGGCGGAAATCCTATTCGTATGGGTATTGAGATTGATGAGTCCACCCGGCGACCAGTTGCTTATCATGTTCTAACGGCTCACCCTGGTGATTTCGACTACACTACATTGGCGAATGGTAAGAAGCGCAATCGTGTTCCTGCGGATCGCATGATGCACATCTATCGTCCAGATCGGGCAGATCAGACGCGCGGCGTTCCTTGGTCAGTTTCCGCTATATCCTCTTTGAAGATGTTACATGGCTACCGCGAGGCTGAATTGGTTGCGGCCCGAGTTGGCGCTGCCAAGATGGGTTTCTTTACTTCTCCAGCGGGCGATGGCTTTACCGCGGACGATTACGAGGACAACGTAACTCCAATTTATGATGCGGAAGCTGGAACCTTTCATCAGCTTCCTGCTGGCGTTGACTTCACTGCGTTTGATCCGAGCCACCCTAATTCAGCCTTTGCTGACTTTGAGAAGGCTGTCTTGCGTGGGATCGCAGGCGGCTTAGGTATTAGCTATACGTCTCTGGCGAATGATCTGGAGGGTACTTCATATTCCTCTATTCGTCAGGGCGCGCTTGAGGAACGTGATTTCTATCGCACCCTGCATCGGTTTATGATTGACCACTTCATTGATCCGTTTTTCCGTGAGTGGCTTGAACATGTAATGGGATTCGGCGTTATTCCGATCTCTGGCACCAATAAGGTTGCAAAATTCAGCGCAGGTATTTCTTGGCGGGCGCGTGGCTTCCAGTGGGTTGACCCGCTGAAGGAGATCAATGCGGCTGTTGTTGGCCTGCAAAACGGCATTTTGAGCCACACTGACATTGCTTCCAACTATGGCCGAGATGCAGAGGAGACATTCTCGCAGATCAGCCGTGACAAAGAGATGGCCGCTGCTTACAACTTATCAATGGCTTATGAGCCATTTGGCGACAAACAGCCTGTCCCAGCGGAGGTTGAGGTAAATGACGAACAAACCTAACACCGGCATGGTTTCAGAGGCCAAGAAGGGCTTGGCTTGGCGTAGCGAGTATGGTCGCGGCGGCACTGAGGTTGGCATTGCACGGGCGCGGGACATTTCAAACGGTAAGAACCTGTCCGATGATACGGTCAAGCGCATGTATTCTTTTTTTAGCCGTCACGAAGTTGACAAGAAGGCTAAAGGATTTCGCCCAGGTGAAGATGGCTATCCGTCAAATGGTAGAATTGCTTGGGCTTTATGGGGTGGCGACAGCGGCTTTTCTTGGTCGCGCAAGTTAGCCGCTAAAATGGAAAAGGAACGCTCTATGGAAGATTTGGCAAAATCTGATATACTGCCCGAAACTACAGAGGGCGAAGAAATGGAAACTGAAGTTAGGGCAGAGCCAGATGGCTTGAGTGTTGGCGATTACGTCCAGTGGGATAGCTCTGGCGGTTCAGCTTATGGGCGCATAGATCGCATAGAGCGTGACGGCTCAATAAACGTGCCAGACAGTGATTTCACTGTGAATGGTGATGCGGATGATCCAGCGGCTTTGATTGAAGTGTACCGCGAAGGCGAGGATGGCTATGAGGCCTCTGGTCGGATGGTGGGGCATCGGTTTTCTACGCTAACTAAAGTAGCTGAACGCGGATACAAAGACAAAGAGCGTCACATTGTAAACATTGAGGAAACCGAAAGCACAATCGTCATTACATACGCAAAAGATGACGAAGAGACGACTGAAGAGCGTTTTGAGCGTGAAGCGATGAAGACGCGCGGCATGATGTTCGACAATAAGGTTGTAAATGAAGAAATGCGGACGGTTCAGATAGCTGTATCCAGCGAAGAACCTGTTGAGCGTAGCTTTGGAACAGAAATATTAGATCACAATGATCGCAGCATTGACCTTAGCTTTGCTCGATCAGGTACGATGCCTTTGTTGCTGGATCACGATCCACGTCAGCAGATTGGCGTTGTGGAAAACGTAGACCTTGATGGCTCGGCGCGTAGATTGCGCGCGACAGTTCGTTTCGGAAGGAATGGGCTTGCCAAAGAGGTCTTCGATGATGTTGTTGATGGTATCAGAAGCAACATTTCGGTTGGCTATCATGTCAACTCAATGGTCGAGGACGGCGAGGCAAGCTACCGCGTCAATAATTGGCTACCAATGGAAGTTTCGGTTGTATCCATCCCCGCTGACAGGACAGTCGGTGTCGGACGTTCCGCATCAGAAGCGCCACCCGCAAAACCCAAAACTGAAACTCGTAATGAGGTAAAGACTATGACAGAAGAAGTCAAAGTTGACGTAGAGGCGGTTCGCGCAGACGCAGCTCGCGCCGCAGCTAAAGATACAGCAGAAATGTACCGTTTAGCAGCAAAACACAGCAAACGTGACATGGCAGATAAAGCGGTTGCAGAAGGC